AGAAATGGAAAATTTAGAGTCACGCATAAGCGACATTCCGAAATGGAAGGATTGGGAACATGAAAGATATGAAGTGGATCGGGAGATTATCCGTGTACATACAGGCAAAGATATGGGTGAAAATTATGCGGTGGATTTCGCCGAAGTAGAGTTCCCCCAAAGCCCGAAAGAGGAGCGAGAACATTTAGAATGGATGATGGCCAAAGGCTTAATGAGCCGTGAAGATTTGATCAAGCATTACAACCCGGACATAACCGATGAGGATTTGCAGAAACTTATGGACAGGGTAGATGAAAGCAAACAGGCCGAAGCCGAAGCGCAGCAACCAGAACAACCATTATTTGAAGGATTAAAGAGACTTGGCACAGTTGGTTCTTAATCACATCGCTAAAATCGATAAACTGCAAGATGAAGTGATTCAGAATGCGGATAGCATATTGCCATCAATTGATATGGATGACCTATTGAAGAATCCCAAAGGATATTTATTAAGTCTCGGATTGTCTTTCTTAAATGAACACGTGGACGAAATAGAGAAGGGCGCAAAACAGGGTGAAAAGTTTGCGAAAGAGGTACTAAAGAAAAGTGGCTAATCAGGCAATCACAATTACAAAGAATTTTGATCTGAACAAGATCACATTGGATTTAACAAGGCAATTAGAAATTGCCGGGAAAGTAATAAGGAAAGAACACGTTCAAAGATTAGAGCGAGGGCAAGGGGTTAAAGGTCCATTAGCAAAACTTAAATCAAGTACAATTGCAAAGAAAACAAAAGGTGACTATCCAACAAACGCAAGTAAACCTTTAGTTAATACAGGAGACATGAGAAACCTCGTTTATAAGGTTGATAAACAAAAACAAGAAGTGAATATATATCCTGGGCGAGATAAACTTTATAAAGGCACAAAGGTAACGATGTCAGACGTAGGTGGCTTTCATCAAGAAGGGGCGGGGAATCTTCCAAAAAGAGAATGGTTTGGCTATACTGCTAAATCAGAAAAAGATATTGTTAAACGTATTGAATTAGAAATTGAAAGACAGATAAAACGTGCCTAACCTTCAAATTACTGTTGCCAATCAGATTGCTACATCGGCAGAAATATCAGCTTTAACGATTGAAGAAGCAATTGCAACAATGCGACTTGCGGGAATGTCGGATGAGGCAATCAAACTAACGCTTGTAACCGATTTAAAAGAAGGCGGGATACTGTTCGGGACATTTAGAAACAAACTTAAAAATAACGTAAAAAATGCAATTCAACTATCTGCAAATGAAAGTTCTAACGGACAATTTAAAGAAGCCGGAGTAGAGCAATTTCAATGGGTGACGGTTAATGATGGTAAGGTGTGTCCCGATTGTGATGAAAGACATGGAGAAACAGGCACATTGGAATTTATTGAATCATTAGGATCGCCGGGTTCCGGCTTTAGTGTATGTACAACAAATTGTAGATGTGAATTAGTCCCGGTGAGTTATAAGGATGAGAACCTTGATAAGCCGCTTGTAAAGCAAAAGATTTAATGAACAACAACAGGAGACAGTAATGTCAGAAGCACAAGCAACCGTGCAAGAACCGACCCAGGATAAGGGGCAAGAGGTGACGACTCAAAGTCAGACCACACCCGACACTTCCGGGCAGTCGGAGTTATTGCACGAAGTAATGGCCAAGAAGGAAAAGATCAAAGGTCTTGAATCCAAATTGGCGGAAATTGAAGCAAAAGAAGAAAAACGGAGACAGGAAAGAATGTCTGAGGACGGCAAGAAGGACGAACTGATTGCCGAACTGCAAGGCACGATTAATCAACTGTCCCCATATAAAGAACGTCTGGAAACTCACGAGGCAAATCGCCGTCAAGTTCTGCTTGAGCGATTGCCTGAGTCCAAACAGGACAAATTTAAGGAGCATCCAATAGATGTTTTGGAAGATTTGGCACACGAATATTCCCAACCCGGTATAAAGGTGAAGGTGGACAACCAACCTCCCGGTGCTTATGGTGGATATACTTCGATGGCCGAATGGGCTGCGAACGATCCGAAAGGATATAAGGCGCAGAACAGAGCCACAAGCGGAATAACGGTGGGCTATGGCCCAAAAGTATAAACCGTTTGGAGTCGATCTCGACCCGAAAGGCGAACTCGCTGAAAGGAATTTGCCAGACGGGGATATACACGCCAAGATAAAAGGCGAATCCGTGTCTTATGACATAATGATCGACGAGTTAGAAGAACGTGCCAACAATGCAGCACGGGGTAAACCTGTGGCTTCCAAAAAATACTTCTCTGGGTGGACTCCGCCTAAAAAGGAAAGTAAATAATGGCTGAAACTGATACCGGTGTCGCGGTAGGTGGTCTCGATAAAGTCATTGGAGATGCAATTATTGCCTTCAATGAAGTTAACGTGATGTATCCTCTCGTGAACGCCAAACAATGCCCCCAAGGGGCAATCACGGTTCAATGGCCCGAATATACGGCTATTGCTTCCTCAAGCGTAGGTGCAGGAACTGACGGTAGTGATTATTCATCTGTCACTTCAGTAACTACAACAGCCAGATCAGCAACCGTTTCTGAACACGTTATACGTGCAGACGTAACGGACCTCGCAGTAATGGGAAATGCCGATGATATTGCCGGAAATACCGGTGCTATTCTTGGTAATGCCGTTGGTGCGAAGCTCGATGCAGACTTATCAGCACTCGGAACTGGCTTCTCGCAGACAGAGTGCGGTGCGGGAACGGCTTTGACATTAGACCACATTTTTGGTAGTCTTCGTCAATTAAGAGCCGCAAATGCGCCGGCTCCCTATAATCTTGTAATGTCTGATAAAGGCATTTGGGGATCAAAGGGAATGCAAGGTCTGCTTGTGGACGTAGCTGTAACTGGTTCAAACTCAAAACCCGGCTCACTATTGGGTGAACAAGGCCAGGAGATGTTATCTCGTGGTTTCGTTACTTCAATTGGTGGAATCGACGTTTATTTCAGTAATGAAATAGAAGACGATGTCTCTTCGGGTGGCGATTCTGCTTCCTTCATGTTCTCAAAAGGAGCATTGGGATTAGCAGTAGGACCGGAAGGTCTATTCAGAATTGAAACGGAACGTAACGCTTCTTTCAGAAGCACAGAATACGTTGCAACTGGATTCTGGGGTGAAGTTGAAACTAAAGATGCCTTCGGTGTCTATATCCTTCACGACGTTAGCTAAAAACTGACGACTTGGTTCGGGGTGGTTTGCGCTGCCCCGATCCGCTAAACATGGAGTAATTATGTACTTTAAAAGACCTAACGGCGATGTAATCGAATATGATAAGGATCGCCACGACTTGAAATCCTTCAAGGTTCGCTTTGAAGAATGTGATAAAGACGGCAACGTCAAGAAAAAGAAAAAGGCTAAATAATGGCACTCGGATCTAAAACACATATCAATTCTTTATTAAAAGAATACTGGTTAGACGTGGCCGGTTCAACCACCGCCAAGTCTTTAAATGATGCCATGCGGGCGGGACTGACGGCTCTGGGATTCTCAGGGTCAATTGGTAAGATGCTCAAGGCATGGGCTAACGATCAGGCGGGTACTTCCAACGCTTCGATCTCGGTGGCGTTAAAGAACGCTGTTGGTGATATGGTAGGCGAAACTGTTTCTGATGTAACGGCGGGACTGAAAGAATACATGGGACAGATTAATTGGAACGCTTTATTAGTAAAATTTGAAGATGAAGATCGACAATGGTCTTACATCGACTAACCGCACGGAAAGCCGTGCAAAATAATCTCATGGAAAGGAGATAACAATGGCAGCTTTAGGCTCACAGAGTATTGCTTCCTCATACGAACAACTTTTACACGTTGATGCGGATGGCGGCGGTAACTCAACAACACACGTCAGCGTAAAGGACGGCGACAACGGGACGACCTTCGGGTTTACCATCGCTTCCGATGCGTTAATGATGTCAAGCACCAACCGATTAGAGTTTGGTGACACAGGAACTTATATACATCAATCGGCAGACGGTGTGCTTGATCTGGTTTCTGATACAGAAATCGAATTAAACGGCACGATAGATATTAACGGCGCAGTAACGATGGACGGCGGAAATGTCACAATCAACGATGATTCCGGCGATTATGATTTCCGGGTAGAATCAAACGGCAACGCCAATATGTTATTCGTGGATGCCGGCAATGATCTCGTGGGAATTGGAACTGCTTCGCCTCACTCGGTAGGGCATATTGAAGGAGATTTAACCGTTGGTAGTGTCACAAGCAATCGAGCTGCACAAGTTAAAAGTGTTTATTTTGCTTTCGGTAATGCTGGTTCTTCAGTCATTGCGGTTTCGGGGACATTTTGTGGATTACTGATGGTTACTACAGAAATGCACTCTGGAGGAAGTTATGCTACGGCTGGTTATTCCGTAACGAGTATCGATTCTGTTGCAGCCGTATCATCTGAAATTTGGTATAATAATTCTGGTTGGACATCGGCTATTGCTAATGGTACAAACACGGTTACCATAACTATTGATGCTTCATCAGGGGGTTCTGGGTCTGGTAATGTTGTATTTATTGGAACTGATAACGACAACTCAATCGCCTTCAGCGTTTCATAGGAGAAAAAAATGAAAATGAAAATAAAAAATCTTCAATTAAACACGATTGATAATCGAATCGTTGTTTGTGGAGTCCATTACGAGTGCGTTTTGGAAAAAGACGATAAAACCGCCTCAATTAGTGGCAGGGTTCCTGTTCAATATGATGATGATAATTTTATTGAGTACAATGCTCTAACGGAAGGTAAAGTAATACAGTGGGTTAATGAGTCTCTTGGTTCTGGTCAAGTTCAAAATATATCCGATGAACTAAATTTGAGAATTGCAAGTGAAAAAATCGAAAAACTATTACCTTGGGCTGAAAAGCAAGCGGCTGATTCGGAGTAATCAAAATGGGAGGCGAACAATTTAAACAACGGCTTGAACAACTGAAAGCAGAACGGGAACAGTTGAATATGAGACAGGCTGAAATGAATTTCTTGATTAATGGTTACGAAACTGCGATCAAAGAAGAAAAGGAAAAAGAAGAAAAGGATGAACAAACCACAGATTG